ACAAGAAAGGAGAACGGTTTGGAACAAAGAGGAATTGACTATCTCAGGAGGAAGTTGACTCTCTATCAAGGGAGAGTTAATCTGAGATATAAACATTATGCGATGCAGCACCATGAATCACCGTTAGGAATCACAATTCCTGCTCACATCCGTGTAAAATATAAATCTGTACTTGGATGGGCAACAAAAGGTGTTGATAGTCTTGCAGATCGTTTGATTTTTAGAGAATTTGCGAATGATGATTTTGGAGTTATGGAGATCTTCAATCGCAATAATCCTGATATTTTCTTTGATAGTGCAATTTTGGCAGCATTAATAGGATCTTGTAGTTTCATCTACATTTCTAAAGGTGAAGATGAAGAAGTGAGATTACAAGTTATTGAAGCTAGCAATGCTACTGGAGTTATTGACCCTATTACAGGTTTGTTGCTTGAAGGATATGCTGTTTTAGCTCGTGATGATTATAATCAACCAACGCTTGAAGCGTATTTTGAACCAAATGCCACTAATTTCATCCCTAAAAATGGAACTCCGTATTCGGTATTAAATGAAACTGGTATTCCGTTGCTTGTTCCTGTTATTCATCGTCCAGATGCGGTTCGTCCTTTTGGGCGATCACGAATTACTAGAGCGGGAATGTATTATCAAAAATACGCTAAACGAACTCTAGAACGGGCGGATATTACTGCTGAGTTCTACTCTTGGCCACAGAAATACATTATCGGACTAGATCCAGATGTTGAGCCGTTAGAAAAGTGGAAGGCAACTGTTTCGAGT